ATCTTCCAGTGACTCCTCGGACACCGTGACGAGCGAGCCTTTCTTGAGCAAGGTCACGGTCTTGGCGACGGTCGCCGGTGCATTCTCGACATATGCGCCTTCCTCGGCGACGGTCGGGATGATCGCCATCGCGGTTGCAACCGGCACCGTGAAGGTCAACTTGTCGGTCGTGAACGTGCGCATGCCCGACCGGCGGACCAGAGAGTACTTGCCTCGCTCCTCGCTGATCCCGGCATAGAGATCATTCGGGACGAGCACACCGAGCTCGGCCGCTTCGCTTTCCTCAAGCCCTCGCTTGGCACTTGCGAACCGCAGCGGCAAGCCGCCGTCCGCCACGCGCCGCGCATCCTCGACCAGCGCCCGCATGTAGGCGTAGGTCTCTTGCTTGCCTTCGTCCTGACCCTTGGTCGGGTCATCCGTCACAACGTTGAAGACGGCCCGGCGCTGCNCNGGGTCTTTCTTCAACTCCTCGAGGATCGAAGCACGCATCGCAGCGCGCTCCGTCTCGGCCGCAGCAACGGCTACATTCTGGGCCACAAAGGCCGCAGCGATGCCGTCATTGATGGCCTTCAAAATCTCAGCGTCCATGGTAAACACTCCTGTCGTTCGGATGGGGGGTCGATCCGCTTCGTCCTGGTCCTTATCCTCACCGGCCTCGAACGCAGTCGGGAAGTCAAGACCGACCTGTGAAAAGAATGCCCTGATGGGCACGACAATGGCATCGTCACTGACCGGGACACGGCCCGGTCCCTTGTCGAAGATTGAGAGCTCCGCAATCGGCCAGACATCCACGTGCCCAGGCCGATTATCGGTGGGCCTTACGAGGTAGTTTACACTGCCGGTCGACGCACCGGCGTTCCCCTCCATCGCCGCCTGCCAGGTGCGCAGGCCCAGGGGGTGCGGTGAGAGATCAGGCGTAATCATCCACACACCGCGCTCGTCGATCCGGCTGACCTCCGAAGCACCCAGNGAAACAGGCTTTTCAATCGCCCGGCTTTGTGGAGAGTAGCCATGCAAGTAGAGCGTCGGTCGGCGGTCGCCCACGTTGATCATGAAGTCGGTGCGAGCATCAAGGTACTGGTTCAGGCGGTCGAGACGATCCGGTCCACCGAAGGGAGCAGCCAAGACTTCAAGGCGTTTGATCTCGCCATCGAGCACCGCCCGGATTGCGCCGGCTTCCCTGAACTTAATCTTCATGCGTTCCACACTTCCTCGACATACTTCCAGATGATCTCGACTGCTTCGTCGAGCTTGTTTCGGGCGACGACGGAGAGCACCTTCCAGCCCCGCTCCCCATGGAAGCCCGCCTGTTCATCACCCTGGACGAAGATCCCATAGCTTGCCTTGTTGCCCACTTCCACCTGATCCACGCTGGCGCTGATATACCAGCTCTTGCCAAGATGCTCCGAAGTCTCCCGGCTCCAGCCCGTGCGCGAGCGAGGCCCATAGCCCCGCTGATACCAGCGGCCAGTCGGGTTGAGCGGGCTGTTTGCCATCGTCAGCAGCGGGTAGGGTGCAGCCTCAGCCCGCACAATCTCGCCAATCGCCTGCATGGCCGGCTTCCGGTACTTGCCATCAGCCAGGCCGTTCAGAGCCAGCATCAATCCAGGCATCCCCTCAATGGTGATCGTCTCTATCATGCCGGTCCCCGGATGTCATAGGTCACAGTGCACTCACAATTGACGTGGAGCGGTGGGAATTCATCCGTCGGCCACTCGCTCTCGGGCAGCTCATCCCGGTCGTCGCACTCATCCGGTTCCCGCGTGGTGCTGCCTTCGTTGACGTGCCAAACCGCCACAGCGACAATGCCCACATCCTTGAGCTCCTGAGCGCCGAGGCGTTGCCCCTCCGAATAGGCGCGAGTGACCTCAGTAACCCCGATCATCTCCGCTCGGTTGGCTCCGAACGTAGGGGCCAGCTCGGCTACAAGATTTTCGCGCGTGAAGCCCGGCAATGTCAATGCTTTTTGCAGAGCGTCCTCGATGACGTTCCGGCTGGTCTCGTTGATCCCTTTCACAAGCCCGAAGGTGTAGCTATCAGCCCAAAGCAGGATCGCCGCCTGGGCCTTAGCAATGGCAGCATCCACGAGTTCAGTCCAGACACCCGTCTTGGTGAGTAGCATCAGCTCATTCATCTTGCCGTCGGCGAGATTGCGCAGGACCGGCGTTAGCTCCCTGCGCATGATCTTGTCTTGCTCACGCCAAAAGAGCCTCCAAGCGTCTGAGTTGCGCGGTGGCCAGGGTGGCAGATCCTCCGCGCGCGCGGGTAGGCCAAGCTCGGCAGAGACGGCCCGAAACTGCTCTGCCAAGAGTCGGGCGACAATCGCCGTCAGTCGCTTCTTGTCCTCAAGATCCGTCATCGCACCCCATCAAATACGCCGAGCACGTCGGCGCTGGTCTTGGCTCCGGCGAGCTGGGCAGAGATCGCCGCTCGGACTGTGGGCCGAATGACCCGACTCTCGAACTCCACGGCGGCACTTCCCGCACCGCGCAGGGCCTTGAGCGACTTCCGCCGCCATGCCCTGAGATCAGTCTGCTCCGGCGTCAGCGGCTTCTCCTGTACCTCTGGAGCCGCTGTCTCTGGCCAGCCCATTTCCTGCCGGGCGAACTCAGGCGTGATCGCCCTTGCGTTGATTGCCGAAGCCAATCGGGCCCACTTGGCCGTCGCATCCTCTTGAAGGATCTCCAGCTCATCCGTGGCGAACTCGAAGATGACACTCGGATCAACCTGGTCCACAAGGTCCTCGTTGATCACATCCGCATAGTACCTAGCACGCGGGATCACCGTGTCCTCAAGAAGAAATTTCCGCCCCTCCGCGGCATTAGCGAAGGTCGCCCCTTGGATGTCGAGTAACACCTTGGGCACGCGCATCCCGACACAGATGTCGTTGCGAGCCTGTTCCCGGATCTCGACCAGGGCTTGCTTAGCCATGTCAGCCGACAGAAGCGTCGCCTTCATCCCCTTATCGGCAAAGCCAACACCACCAGCACGTCTCGATCCGCCAAACCTCTTTTTCCACCACTGGATGATCTTGTCCATTTCTGATTCGGGGACAGTTTGCTCCGTGCTCAACAACAAGCTGGGAATAGCGTCATTCTTGAAGTGCGCTTCAACGTATCTGCTTGCCTCGTACTCTTGGGCAATGGCGCTCTTGATCACATCGATTACGGGCACGCCCGGCAGCAAATCGTTATCGGGGTCGTGCTCACGGAAGTAGACCACCTCATCCCGCTTGAAACGGTTCACGATTGTGCCCTGGATCGTCTGGACGAACTCCTGGATGCCACTCCGGTCCGCCTTCACACTCATCGTGGGAGAGCTCAATCGCCGGAGCTCGGTCCCATCGATCAACCAGTAGCCGGCCCCCGTCATAAGCATGTCGATCTCCGAGGCACCCATGACCTCGGCCCAGTTGCTCTCCCGGCCGAAGTTGGTCAGCATTTCCCGCAGAGGATGGTTCTCGACAGTCTCACCGTTGCGCATAATGCGCCAGGGCAGGCGGGCCAGCTCCGTCGCCCGGATCTGCATAGCAGCATAAGCCCAGGCCGACTTGGCGTATTTGCCGCTGCTGAGACGCTGACCAGTGGAGAGCTCATAAGCGCCCTCCCTCTGCCCGGCAGAGAACGGCCAGTCTACAATTCGCATGGCGTTACGGGGCGTCAGAAGCATGTCTCGCATAGCTACCCCAATGTGATGTGCCCCTGGGCATCCGCCCAGACCAGAAGCGCTCGAGAGATCACCGTGTCGTCGTGCGCCCCCTCAGCCGCCTGGTAGCTCGTCTGCCCAGTTCGAGGCGAGGTCGTCGCCTCATAGGCTTCGAGCTCAAGCCGGGCGACCATGTCCTCGACGAATTGCCATTCATCCCGCTCCAGGGCCAGCCTAAGCCCCTGAACGATCTGCCGCTTGCTCTGGAGTGTGGTGTCAAAGGGCATCACAGGCACGCCGTCCGCCTGGAGCTGCTGGATGTTGGGCAAGCCCATGCTGTTGGCCTCGGCCCACACGCTGCCTCCAACCCGCTGGTAGAGCTCCTTGATCCGCTGGAGCTGGTCGGGATAGCTCATGCCCCGGAAGCGGATCAGCTCCAGCTCCTTGTGGCACTGGAGACAACCCACTGAGATCGAGGTGTAATCCTGCACCTGCCCCCAGTCGATGGTCGTGCCCTTGGGGTGGTCGGCATGGCCGCCGTTGGGCCTCCAGAAGTGCGTATCCCGCACCCGGAACACCTGCCCCTCGCCCTCGACGAACTCGCCCAGGATTTCCTGCCGATAGTCCTCGGCCGTCATATCCTTCGTGATCTCGACTAAGGCATCGGCGCTCAGATGAGGATTCTCGGTCGATGGGAAAGCGAACTCGGCCCATCGGCCATCGTCGTTGTTCTTGGCTTGGAGATAGAGCCGATAGAAATGATTGCGCTTGTTCGGTGTGCCCAGGAAGATCACATCGCCGTCGTTGTCGAGCGTCATCGGCGCACAGACCTTCTCCCAAACCTCGGGGTTTTGAAAGGCATATTCGTCCAGCAAGATCAGGTCGCCGTAATCGCCGCGCAGGTGATCGGGCTTGAATGCTGTACGCGCTGTGATCCGCCCGCCCGAGTGCCGGAAGTCGAGCATCTTCCGCGTTTCGTTCTTCTCGATCAGCTTGGTCAGGAAAGCCGCGCCGAGCCAATCGGTGCATTTGGTCCAGAAGGCATCGGTCTGCTCCACGATTGGGGCCGTGTAAAGCACCCGCCGGCCGAGGCTGGCCTCCTTGATCGCCTTGCGGGCTACGAGGGTGGTCTTGCCCCCTCGCCTGCCCGCCCGGAGAACTATCCGCTTGGCTGTGCATGCCTCGATCTCAGCCTGTCTCGCGTGCGGGTGGGGCAGCCGGATCACCAGACGCTTCGTCATCGGTGATCTCTAGGCCTCCAAGAGTCTGAACAATTTGCTTGTCCACGAACATGGCGTAGCTCCTGCCGAGGAGCTCCAGGGCACGCACCTTATCCCTACCACCTACCTCGCCCCGAGCGAGCTCAGCCAGGCGCATAAGCACCTCGTCGGCGCTCATAGCCGAGGCGGTCAGGTGAAGCTTGATCGCCTCGGCTACCTTGGGGTCTCTGATAAGGTTGTGCCCGGTCGTAGGCGCCGACCGTTCGCTGTAGCCGGCCGCAATCGCCGCCTGGGTGGCGTTGAAGCTCATCAGATAAGCGCTGATGAACTTCTTCCGCTTCGATTTCATTTCGGGGCCGTGAGCGCCTTGACCGCAGAATTGCCGTTGGTCGGGAAGTAAGCGCCCCAGGCCAGCCCGAGCAAGGACCACATCGGGGCTTGCACCTCGTACTGCATAAACAGAGCCGTGACCACAGCGATGGTCACGACGATTGCAAGAACACCTCGAACGCCAACGTATTTGTAGAATGAGTCCATGTGCCCTCCAGCAATGACGATAGCACAGGAGGGCGAGGTTGTCAAATTCGTTTGTATCGTTGGAGGAGAATGGCTCGATTCACGCCTGGGATATAACGAACCCAGCAATGTGTCAAAGGAGCCCAAGCGGCTCCATAGGTCCAAGGAGCCATAAGGTACACAATCGGAGCCACGCGAAGGGCCTCTCGGATGAACTGGGCCACATGCCGTTTATATTCAGCATCCCAAGGAGGGTCAGCAAATACAGCTCCAAAGCTGTCTCGATGAAAAGGCAAAGCCATCCAGTTCCCTCGTACATTCGCCGGCTCATAGAGATCTATGCTAACGTCACCGAATGCCTGTCGTCCCGAGCACACATTCAACAACGGTCGTTCGGCCACTGTCTGATCCAACCAGGCTTGAATGCTACTCGTCCAGCTGAATGCCTCAAGATATTTCGTCATTTCAAATCAGCTTGCGATTGGGTGCCACAACGGCCACAGGGGATCAAGAACAAGGATGTCGAAG